TCGTTAGCCATTTGTTATCCTTTTTACTATTTATACTTATCCTAATGCCACCGCCTGAGCAATTGCAAAAGCATTTGTTGCACCAGCAGATGTCTGCGAAGTGCCATCACTAAATATCACACCAGATGAACCTACTGTGATAGAACCAGTCGTTGTCAAATTCTCATTACCAAAAGATATCGCACCTGAACTATCTGTAATAGAACCACCCTTGACTGTTAATATTGCTGATGTTGTTGTATCAGCAAAACTTGTTGAACTTGTACGAGCCATATTACCCATAAGAGAATGTGAAGAACATTGATAGTATAATCTTTGTGGGGTACTATCACTCACTACTATTTGAGTATACGCACCTGAACTACCTGCTGTTCCATTTGTAGTAACACCAGTAGTGTATGCATTATTTTTTCCAGAATCTAGATAGAATGCTAATGGGTGTGAACTATTAGAACTATCTGACTGATTAAATCTGTATGTATTACCTGGTTCAAATTGTATGAAAGGTGATTCTACACCATCAAGTGTATATCCTAATGATGAACCTGAACCATGATAAATGTGAGCAGAAGTTTTAGTAATTCTCTTTACTTCAATTTCTGTATATGTATTTGAACCATCAGCGTTATGTTGTGCTCCTAGTAAATCAAAGTAAACATTTTCTGATACATCATTTGCAATCGCAAGTGTTAAAGTATCAGTTGCACTTACAGTAGCAGAAATACTTGTGCCTGTGACTAATAAAGTATTACCTGTGACAATTGTTTGTGTTGTAGAACCATCAGATAAAGTAAAACCTGTACCAGTAACACTTGTATTAATCTCATTAATCGCTAATACAATTGACCCTTTTGCGGTAGTAGATAAAGATGATAGATCACCAACGTCTGTACCTAACGAGTTAAAGGTCGTTCTAAAATTGTCTAACGTTTGAGTTGTTGCTACACTTCTAACTGCCATTTGTTACCTTAACTAATAATTCTTTTATCTCTCTTAATTCTGTTTTTAAAGTATTTATTTCCCTTACAGCATACTTTAAATCATCATTACTTTTTCTTGCTTCTCTAATTCTTTGCATATAAATTGTATAAGCATTTCTATCTGTATTTACAATAGCATTTGAATTTGTTTCTCTTACAAGAGTTTTATGACCTTCTACTTTTATATAACTCATTATGTTGCCAATGCAATCGCTCTCATATCCGTTAGTCTTGGTGGATATGCAGGATTGGTTCCTTTCATAACTATCTTAATTTTGAAAGCACTAAACTCAGGTATACCTGATTCACTATAGTTATAATCAAAGAAATCATTTTTATAATTTTCATTATATGGTGACTGTGATCTATTTTCAGCACTTATTGCCACGTTATCTTGTGTTAATTGAACATAAGGTATTTCACTCAAAGGTGTCTCATCATCAACACCTCTTGTCTTACGATATACTTCAATTGAAGATGTTGGAAAAATACTTGCCGCTAATCTTACATCAATTGCTGTTGCAGGATTTTCTAAATTAATTTCTTTAGTTATGTATTTTGCAGCAGCACTACCACCATCTGGATCTGTTTCTGCAACAAAACCAGTTGTGTTACTATTAGTAGGACTGTCTAACTTATTATGAATACAGAATATATTTGTTCTTTGTAAATCTATTACAGGACTAACATTTGCATTTGTAGAAAGTAATGTAATATTGTAGAAGAAAGATTTTGCACTTGACAAATAAGTTGTCTCGTTGATTGCACTTAATACTGCCTTCGCACTTGTAAAGTAGAAGTTATCATTAGGTACAATATTTGTAAATGAACTTTCAGTTGAATATGCCGTTTCACTACCATGCACAGATTGTGTTGAAGTAGTTTTAACAGAATGTACTGAGGTAGTTTCTGGAAAACTCATCAAACCAATTTGTGGTTGTATAACTTCGAAAGCACGATCTTGTGTTGCAACGACAGTTGCACCACCTACTGAACCAGTTGATGTTGCAGGGTCGCCTGATAATGTGATTGTGTAAGTATCTTCAGTTACATTACCAATACTATGTGTGCCATTTATAACACTACCTTGTATGCCGTTAAAGTCTGTAGTTGCACCTAGACCAGATATTGTAACTTTACTAGGACTACTGTCTTGCATACCGTGGCCTCTATGAGTGATACGAATAATATTTGGATTGCCACCAAAAACAGAACCACTACCAGAACTACTGTCTGTTTCGATAGGATTGTTCTCTAGTGTCTTACTATCCACCGTGTCATTTGTAAGTTTTAATGTTCCAGTCGTGCCAGTTGTGAACACACATTTGTGTAAAGTAAATTTCAAATCTTCCATTTGATCTTCTGACCACAATGAAGTGTTTTGCGATCTGAAGAAAGAACCAAATAAAGGTTGTGTTGATATTCTTCTTGTGCCACCAATGTCTGTATCACCAAGTCTTGATACCCAAACTTTATATTTTTGACTATCAGGTTTTATTATAATTGCATATTCTTTACCACCTTGACAATATACAGGACTTGGGAAAGTCACAGTAGTTGCACTTGAAGCGTCAGTAGATATATTAACTGAACTTGGATTTAATATTACTTCACTAAATGGTAATATTTTTCTACCAGGTCTACTGTTAATAGTTTCTACAAGATAAACTTTGACAGGTATGTTATCATCTTTTTCACTAAAGAATAAATCTACTTTAGATAAGAACACACCTTCTTTCTGTTGTATTTTAAATGTTTGTGCTACAGGATCACGATTATTTTGTACTGGATCAAAGAATGTGCCTTGTTGATCTGTTGTTCTAACATCTTCACTTTCTGATACTGACCTATTTCTAATTACTGGTACTCTAGTAGATTGTATTGTTTCTTCCATAGTAATTTGCATACCACGAGCACTATATCGACCATCAGCAAAAGTATCAACATCATCATCCGTAGAACTATTTGTTGATGAACTTGTTAGTCTGAATATTCTTTCACCTGCTCTAAATCTTGTAGTTGTAGTATTAGGTATTGTAAATGTACCTGATACAGCACCGTTTGCGTCAGTTGTTAGTTGACCTCCTAGAACACCACCATCTGGTGTTACATGTGAAGACACATCAACATTATCAAAGAAAGGAAATACTTTTGTATTAGGTTTTAATCTTGTACCACTAAACGAAACATCTCTTGAACGAATAAATGGTATAAAAGATAAATCAACAACACGCTCACCAAATGATTGTCTTCTTACATTTGAACCTGCAATCTCTCTAGTAATACCTGATCTTGTTCTTGTGCCTGTTCTTCCTCTATTGACGTTGACAAACTGATTATTAATTCTGCTTGAGTTATCCCAACGACCTGTCCAGTTAGTTTGCCATTCGTTCCATAGTGTTCCTAAATTATTTGTATTACCAGCAAGCGCTCTTATTGAATCAAACAATGCATTATCATTTACAATTAAGTCTGGTCTTCTTACGACATCTTTCCATTCATCTACATCTGGTGTTAATGCAATCTCACCTTGATATTGAAATACCAAGAAAGGATTACAGTTAACAGTTTTACTTGCAAATTCATTTTGTATAAATGCTGATGTAGTGTAAGGTAGTGTAATTAAGTCACCAGTCTTTTGATAACCAGCACCACTTCTTAAACTATCTGTGTTAACAGTTGCGTCTTCAATTAACTTAACTTGATCTGTAAAGTGTGTAGGTCTTAATTCACCTTCACTCATATCCATCGCTGCTCTATATTCTGCTGATAGTGTGTCACCTACATTGTGACCTTTGAAACTATCTACAACAATACCATTTTTAAATCTATCTAATCCTGTAGTTGCGTCTTGTATTTGTGTATTAATCGCTTGTTGTTCTAATAATGAAAGTTGAGTATAGTATTCTATATTCTTAATTCTTTGTTCTAACTTACCAACGTCTCTCATTGTATAACGTCTATTGTCAATTGTTTGTACTAATACATCAGACGTATTAAAAGTGAAAGGTGGTAAAGTTAAATAATATAAAGGCATTGCGTCATCAATAGGTTCAGGTCTTTGAGGATCTAATGCGCTTGCACCTGTTGCCGCAACAAATTGTCCATCTTTTTGTATGAAGACACCATCTATTCTAGCAAGATAAAATTCAAAGTCACTTGTAAGATCACTACCTGGTTTAGGTATATCAACAGCAGACGCACCTGAGTTTACAAAATTCTTTGCACCTGTAGCGTCTTTATTATTGAAACCTACAACCTCACTATCGTCTGATACTCTTGGTCTAAAATCAACACACTCTCTTAATTCTAATTTACCTTTTGACGGACTTTCGAATGAAGGTATGTCTGCATAATCAACAGCACCTGAATAACTATCTACTGAAAAATAATCTCCTGCACCGTGTGAAAAGTGTGAGAACGTAATCAATAATCTTCCTGTTGGCGCTAATGAACCAGGTTTTCTTACAATAGAACCTATATCATAGAAACTATCTCTTTGTCCATTGTCTAATGTAAATCTATCTGTAATATCTGTATCACTTGTTGTTGCGTCTGTGCTAAAGTCTGCTGCCATATGAACACTTGTTAAAGCAAATATATCTGCCTTACCTAAACCAATTCTATTTTCAGTTGATAATGCTTCTGTAGCAGTTGTTTGAGTTATACCTGTTTGTAATGTTTTTGTTTTTTCGCCTGCAACACTTCTTGTTATAGTTGCGACTAACTTAACTTTTGCATTTGCAAAGTTAGCACCTAAATCTACTGATAACTGTCTACCTGATGGAGTACCTGTTAAGGTAAATATTGCCGCACCCTCATGGTTATTACCTGAGAGAGAAATAAGATCACCTACAGCACCTGCACTTGCACCAGCAGTCATTATCTGTAAAGTAAAGTCTGCTTCACTATGACTATCAAAAGTTTCGTTTGCACCTGCATTGAAAGTTTCAGAACCATTTGAATCTAATGTAGATACGAATGTTCTTCTTACTTTATGACTAGTGTCTGTGATACCTGAATTATCAGTTGTTTTTAAAGTCTTAATAACATCAGCAGGTAATTTATATACAAGTGAGTTTTGATCAATATTACTTAATCTCACTCGTCTTCTTATGATTGGTGAAGCAGTTGTAATATCAGCAGAAGCTGTTGCTGCAGATATTGTTAATGCTGTATCACTTGTAATCGCTGATACAACACGGGTTAATGTTTCACCTGTGTTATCTGTAAATTGAATTAAATCGCCAGTAATTAATTCAGTTGTAAATTTTGTGTTTTGACCTACAGCAGTTGTATCATTATTACCAAAAGTAATTGTACCAGATAATAATTTAAAACTATCATCTTTAGTATCAACAGCACTAGAAGATAAAACTGTATCTGCTGTAAATACTGGACTACCTGCTTGAGAAACTTGTTTGACATCAGCGATAGTATAAGTCTGAACACCATTTCTATCAGTTGCATTTGCTTTAACAGTAGCAGCATTACCACTTTCGTTTGTAACTGTTTCACCTGCAACGAATGTGCCTTTTACATTTGAAAGAATATATAAACCAGCAGCGACAGATGTATCTTCAATGATACCTGTTGCACCTGATGTGCCACCTGTTAATGTTTCACCTGTGACTTTAGTAAATGAACCAGTTGTAACAACATGAGTAAACATGTCAATATTAAATAAACCTAATTTATATACTGAGGTTGTATTACTTGAAGTTGCACCGGCAGTTCCTGATGAGTATTCAAAGAAACGAGGTTTTGCTCTACCAATTGTATGTAAGTCAGTTGATGAACCTACATTGGCAGTACCTCTACTTGCTGTTGCTTCTTTTAATAAAGTTATTTCTCTAAATGCTTCAGTTTGACCTGATACTGTTCCTAAGTCAGGTTGACCGTGAATGTTTGTAACATCAATAGATGAACCAATATTTAATCTTGTTGTTGAATTGTTGATAGTATCAAAGTCTCTTGCTTTTTCTATTGTTAAAAATTTTTGAGATGTTGTATCTACTTCAAAACCTTTTACATATGCTTTACCAGGCGATAAACCTATTGCAAGTCTTGCTTCAGATTGTGTCGCTGTTAACCCATTATGTAAACTTGAACTGTCTGCTGCAAATATACCACGATTAGAACCATCATCTTTATGCTCTCTTACATCTATGTCAAAAGGTTTAATTACATAATCACCACTTTCTTCAAATGTTCTTCTTGCTAATGTTTCTTCAAGAATATTATAATCTGTTCTTTTTACAATTCTTTCTGTTTCACCATTATTAACTCTTAATATCTCTACAAAGTTTTCGTCATCTGTGGCAGTTAAACTTTTCTTCGCAAGTGTTAATGCAATTTTAAATCTGTGTGCTCCAGGTGCGTTTATATTTGATGTGCCTTGTGCATTATCATTTAATGATGTATCACCTTCAGGTGTTACAAAACTTTCCGTGGTTGTAAATCCCACTCTAAATGTTGGTGTGTTTGAGTATGCGTCAAGTATTAAAGTTTCTTCACTATTCTTTACAAAGAAACCATTTATGAAATATACACCTTCCTCTACTTTTACGGCACTTGCTTTACCAGTTGCATTTGAACTTGTTGGTAAAGATGTACCAGATGTGCCAACAACAGCAGTAAAGGCTGTGCCTTCAGCAGTTGTACCAGAAAGTGTTTCACCTTCTGTAAATCTTTTTGCTGTATTATTTGTACCTGTTTTTGTGTATGTTATATAAAGGGTTGCGGCTGCAGTTGAACTTGCTTCGCTTGTGTTAGTTACCTCTGCAACAACACCTGATGTTCCACCTGTTACAGTTACACCTGATATTGAGGCAGCAGTTGAAGTTGTATGACTTGTTAATTTAACATATTCATAATCAGTATTTAAACTAACCTGACCAGGTATGACCATAGCACCATCTTTAAAGACATGCTCACCAAATCTTTCAATTTGATTTTGTAATATAGTTTGAAGTTGTGTTAACTCTCTACCCTGAACTGAAAAAGAAGGTCTGAATAATACTCTATGAAAATTCTTACTTTCTGCAAAGTCATCATAGTATGGAGAGACGTTAAAGTTTGTTGCCATTTACCACCTCTAAAATTCTACGATCAGCTTAACATTCTCCGTTTGATCTGCTGCTCTTGATATTGGTTTTCTATTTTCAATATACAAGATATCACCAGTATCGTGTGTTAATTCAGGTGTAGTATCATGTGAACTAGGAGTACCTGTCGCACTTGACGTAGCACCTGTAACCGTATGTGTACTTGCGAATGCTGTTAAGTTACCGTCACTATCAACACCTTGATCTGCAAATTGTGGTTGTACATATCTTAATACTTTTGTAGTAGAATTAAAATCTACAACGAAACCTACAGCACCAGTTGTTGCTTGTGTAATTTTTTCGTCTGCTTGAAATGAACCTGGTGTTCCACTAAATGTGATTGACTTTGTTGCGTCTAGTGTTGTTGCACTTGCAGTTGAACCTGTTGTGCTATCAGTTGGATTTCTTAATAATGCAATTCTTCTAAAATCATTACCCGTACTGAAATCACCTGAACCATCTGCTTGTGTTAAGTCAACATTTGTCATTACAAAGAAACCACCTAACTCTGTCACTACATCAGCAGCATGACCACCTGGAGGTGAGATTATAAAATCTATATCT